GAATCAATACTTGCTGTATGGCTGGACACCACAGGTACACAATCCATTGTCAACGAGACTACTGAACCCACGGGTGCCTCCGGAAACTGGACCACACCGTTGGTTGGATCTAAGCTTAGTCTCAATGACTTGGCAGCAGCAGCAACCCACAGGCTATGGATACGAAGAACGGTTGACCAGGATGCAGATAACATAAACGAGGACACAGCTACACTTCACACGTGGTTCTCGTAATAGGGAGATAGACCATGAGTAAATGGTATGCAAGCCACAGCTTTACACCGGCTGATGATTCAGCCGTTCAAAATATTCCGGACCCCGGGGACTACACAGACCTGGTAACCGATGATATCTGCCTGGCATTCGTTAATGACATCATACACGTTCTAACGTATGACTCAACCGACTCAAGCACAGAGGCAGTACCCTTTGTAATAACCCCAACAGGTAATGCCGGTAACGGCCGGTGGACCTTACAGAAGTCTATCATAGAGTCTACCAATGGTATGAACGTACGAGTTGGTCCCCCGACGGACACAACCGTATCGTTCACCGATGGGACTCGAACATTTTCAATCCAGCCCATCGGAGCAGATTTTGATTACTACGTTGAGGGATCACTTCACACATCAACGGGTGACACGGTTGTGATCACAGATGTTGAGGGACTCCACTGGATCTACTATGACACAGACGGTGTCCTCAAGGTCCAGGCTCCTGGTGGAACAACGGATGAATTAATTCTCACCAAATGCCTCGTGGCCAATGTATACTGGGATGCTGTTAATAACGAAGGTATCTTGGTTGGTGATGAACGGCACGGGTATGTTATGTCCCCGGCCACTCACTATCACTTGCATGAAACGTTTGGTTCCAAGTGGGAGTCTGGACTATCCCTGGCAAACTTTGATATTGATGGTTCCGGAAATGATGCCACGGCTGCACAGTTCGACGTGACCGATGGTGAGATCCACGATGAAGATATTGAGTTTGACATAGAGGACGGCAATCCTCAGCAGTTAGTTAATGCAACCATAAACACATACTACCGACTTGGTGTCGGTGGCCTCTGGAGAAAGCTGGATGCTACGGCTAACTTCCCGGTTGCCGATGGTACCATAGGTGACCGGTTAGATTGGAATGACTACAATGGTGGTACTTGGCAATTACAGGAAGTTACCAATAATCAGTTTGTTTTGACTCACTACTATGTCACCAATGATATAAATACTCCTATCATAGGTATAATGGGCCAGGCAGTGTACACTAATGCCAATCTTGCCCGTACTGGTGCCGAGACTGAGATATCTTCTATATCTTTGGCAGGACTACCTGGAGCAGAGTATGTGCCCATAGCCACAGTAATTTGGCAGACCAATGACACTTACAGTAACCAGGTTGCTGCTCGACTTATAAGCACAGACCTTGGTGATGACTATATCGATTGGAGAACATCTGAGATATTAGGATCAGGATCTTCTACTGTAGATCATGAGTCCCTGGCCAACCTATTAGGTGGTGCAGCAGGAGATCACTATCATTTGACGGGTGCTCAGCATGATACCTTGACAGATGGTTCCGATGCTGATGCCCTACATGATCATGACGGTATATCTGAGAACACGGCTGCACGACATGCCGAGTCTCACACCATCACATCACACTCGGATGTGGTGGATGCCACCGGAGCAAATCTCGAAGAGTTAACAGGTGGTGGTGATACAACCCTTCACGATCACGATGGCATATCAGAGAACACCTCACATAGAACATCCAATGGCTCAGACCACACCTACATAGATCAGGATGTAACGTCTGGTGCTTCCCCGGTTTTATCCGGTGAGAATTTTAATGCAGCCGAGTGGGACGAGCAGCAAAACTTCGACGAGGCAGCAATTACTTCGTCGTCTAATGCTACTGCTTGGAACCTCAACACTGCCCAGACTGCTGTGCACACGATGACAGAGAACACCACGATATCTTCACCAACGAACATGAAGGCAGGTAGTACGTATGTGCTACGAGTTGTTCAAGCAGCAGGTGTGTATACTCTGGCATTTAATGCTGTGTTTAAATGGGGAGAAGCATCTGCCCCAGCCGAACCTGCAGCTAATGGTGACGTAATTATACTGTCCTTTTATTCGGACGGCACAAACATGTACGGAGTGGAAGCAGTTCGAGAGGAGGCTTAAATATGACGATGTTTGGTAATTTTATGTTTAAGCCTCAAACTGGAGGCATTACACTCCCGGCAGGAATTATTTTGCCACAGACCAATGCTGCCTCTCTCCCATCGGGATGGTCAGTATTCTCCTCGGCAGATGCCCGTTATATAGTTGGGGCAGGATCAACCTATGCCGTCGGTGCCACTGGTGGTACTGGGGCCATAACACCCACAGCAGGAACGGGTGGTTCCCATACGGGTTCACTCATTGCTTATGCTTTTTCTGGAACATACGTAGGCACCACTACCAATGCAGCACATTCCCATACGTGGTCTGATGTCACACCCCTGCCCCCGTATTCGTTTTTTCGAATGATAAAGGCTGACTCTGAGACACCCACGTTACCACAGTATACTTGTTTGATGAAGCAAGACACTGGTGCCTGGAGTGGTTTAACCCGGTATGTCCCACCAACCGAGAACAGACTAATGGGTGCAGATAGCAGTGTTGGTACCGGAGGGACAGCATCGAGTATCACAACCGGAGCATCTGCAAATGCCCATACCCATGGTTCGAAAGGTGGTGTATATTTATCCGGTGGTAATGCCAATGCAAAGCACGAGATTAACCACACCGATGGTGCACACACTCACACTAAAACCTTCACGTGGACATACACTCAGTATAGAAGAATTCTAAATTTGTACTACTATGCTGCATCCTCAGGGGCAATACCGGAGGGTTCTATAATAGGACTATACGAAAATGTCACACCCCCAGCAGGCTGGTCACTGTGTGACGGCACCAGTGGCACACCCGATATGAGGGATAAGTTTGCAGAGTTGAGCACGTCTGATTCATCTGGTGCTGCCGGTGATGGCAAAGTGACTGCCTCGTCTGGTGCCAGTTCCTCAGACGGAGGTCACTATCATTCTGACCTCAGTCGTGGTGGTTCCAAAGGTGTCGGAACCAGGTACCATGCAGATACCGTTGGTGCCCACACACATACCTTAACTGCAATCGATCAAACCTGGTTACCCAGCTATTATGGGTTGGCCTTTATAATGTACACAGGATAAAATAACTATGGCAACTAAATTATTTTTTGTAGTTGAAGACAACCATGTTTCATTCGGTGAGAGAGACAACCCCCGTGTCAGTAAACTCACAGCAGGCTGGCCCCGGGAGGAGATTTTACCTGTCATGCTGTTGAATATTCCGGATAATGTCAACTTAAACTATGAGCCACACAATGGCACGTATATAGTCACCACTGATGACGTTGTGGAATATTTTGAAAATCCAGAGGACAACATATACTTAGACTATGTCACATCACTACTTCCAGGTATACGACACCAGGCCGAGGCCCAGCACTTTGCAAACCACACGTGGACAGGATCTGAGTGGGTTATAACCCCAGAGACTCAGGCTCAGTTGGATCTTGAAGCAGAGATTGCAGACCTTAAGGGCCAGTTGTTTGATCAACAGGTGTGGCTATTCCGTATGACCATAGAGTTGTGGAAGGTCGGAAAGGCAAAGTCTGGCTGGGTAAATTCTGATGTCGATTCTGACATATTAGCAAAGGCCCAAGCATGGGTTGCAAAACTTAACCGGCTAAAGGAGATAGACGAATAAAATGAAAATAGAATTCGAACAGGGACGTATTTGTATTCAGTCCAATGCAGCCGAGTGGGGACCATTTAATTTTGACTTCACTGATGCATTGCCTGATGACAAGGTCCTAACACTATGCACCGTTGTGTCCTATCTCGGCCGAGTCAAACCAGATGACAGTGATGATCTGGCATCTGAGACAGCCACCACAGCAGAGTTAATTGGAACAACAGCAGTAGCCTCTGATACGGTTGTAACGGTTCAGTTCAACCGTCCCTCAACTGCTGCATGGATAAACGTAAGTCACACCCTGGTGTTCAACTTCACCATAACTGGTGGTGGAACACACAGTGCATTTTTCTACCGGGTAGAAGTTTTATAAGATAGTTTTTGCTGGAAGGAGCAAACTATGGATTGGGAGTTAGACTACATTGCAAACGACACACTTGCACAGGTCCATCAGTCCGACAGTAAGTATATGTTTATACGTGGATCGGTTGGATCTGGCAAGTCATCTGGGTGCATCATGCACTGCTTCCTTAATGCTATGGAACAGGCACCAGACTTAAATGGTGTACGTAGATCTCGGTACGGCATACTCAGAGCCACGTACCCTAACCTAAAGTCCACCACGGTGGAGTCATGGAAAGAGTGGTTTGGCCCGACGGTTAAGATTGTCTACGACATTCCCATACGTGGGACTGTAAAGATGCCCCACCCTGACGGCCGTACGACAATAGAGATGGAGTTAGTATTCCTTGCCCTTGACCGGGAAGAGGATGTTATAAAGCTTCAGTCTCTCCAGCTTGTCGGTGCACACCTCAACGAAACTGCAGAGATACCCCGTGGTGTCTTTCAGATGTTGAAGTCTCGTATCGATAGGTACCCCAAAAAATTTAAGGTACACCCTGACTACCGGGACGAATACAAACACCTGGAGAACAAGAAGACCGGCAAGGTCGGAGCAGTAAATCCATTTATCATATCGGATTATAACTCTGTCCCCACAGAGCACTGGCTGTACAAGATAGCTGAGGAGGAACGTCCGGAGAAGCACGAATTCTGGACCCAGCCATCAGCACTGATCATGTGCTCCAAGCAGCAAGGCTTTGTTATGGACGGTGGAGATAACTGGTATAAGATAAACCCATTTGCCGATAACCTTGAGCATCTATCAGAGGACTACTATGTCGATCAGGTGTCCGGTGCAGATCCAGAGTGGGTGTCCGTATTTGTTTTGAACAACTATGGTAACCTCAGGGGAGGCAAGCCGGTCTACAAGATGTATGATGACAAGGTTCACTTTTCGGATAAGCCCTTCGAAGTTTCAAAGGGAATTCCCATTGTCATCGGTATGGACACTGGACTAACACCGGCTGCAGCATTTACTCAGTTTACCTCTTCCGGACAGTTCGTCATCTTTGACGAGATCGTCACAGAGGATTGCTCCATACATGAGTTTGCCTATGATCATCTGTGGCCTCATATCCGTAACCACTATAAAGGGCACCAGTTTGAGATCGTGCTTGACCCTGAGAACAAACGTGGCCAGACGGATAAGAAGACAGCCCGGGATATTTTAATTAAGGCTGGATTCCCCGTCAGCTTGGGCAAGTCCAACAACCCAGCACAACGTTTCGAGAGTGTTGTGTTCTTCCTCCGAAAGAAGGACGGACTCATAGTCACACCCAAGTGCCCTATTATACGTAAAGGTTTTCTGTCTGAATTCAAATACGATAAGGTATCCACTACAGTGCAGGGCACTCAGTGGAAGGAAAAGGTAACCAAAAATATTTACTCTCACGTCCACGAAGGATTGCAGTATGCTGCCATGGAGTTTGTCCAGGGCAAGATCTTCCGTAAGAACGTGGCCAGGAGAGCAAAACATACTGGACCAGCAGACAGCACGGCTGGATACTAAGGACTAACTATGGCAACTGATATAAAAGAAAAAGACGAGATGTCCAAAACGTTCGACCAGTTTAAGGACGAACCGGCTAATCCAACCCCTGAGCAAACAGAGGAGATGGATGCCATGGAGAAAGCCCGTGCTATTACCCTGGCCCCGTTTCAGTCAGAGCTTGGTACAAAGCTCGAAGCTGAGTGGGGTGAGACTGAAGGGGAGAAGCTGTACTCTGAACGAAGAATGCTCAGGGACCTAAGGCAATACCGTGGTCAGTATGATCCTGAGGTAGTCAGTAAGATACACCCCAATAGGTCAAAAGCTTTTATCCGTCTTACACGTACAAAGGTTAAGACCTTTGATGCTCGTATGATGGACATACAGTTCCCGGCCAATGACGACAAGAATTGGGTAATACACCCCACACCTGTCCCAGAGCTTGATGCTCCGGTTATTAGACAGCTTGCCGAGCAGATGTTCAACGAAACTGGTGAGGTGCCTACAGAGGAGCAGGTTAAAGAGATCGTCCTCAAACAGGCTGATTCTGCTGCAGGCAATATGGAGAATGAGATTGCAGACCAGCTTGCAGAGTTTGACTTCCGAGCTACCCTTCGGAACGTTATACACTCAGGACACATCTATGGGACAGGAGTCTTAAAGGGACCCCTGGTCAAAGAGATAACATCCAAACGATGGTACCAGGATGCTGGTGGAAACTGGAAACAGTTGGTTATTAAACGTATGATACCCACTGCACAGTTCGTTCCCATCTGGGATATCTATCCTGATATGAGTACCAAGGATATACGTAATGCCAGGTTTGTTTGGCAGAAGCATCTGTTTAGCAAGAACCGTTTGCACATGCTGGCCAAACGATCCGACTTCGACACGGAAGCTATCGAAGCATTTATTGCAGCATACCCTGAGGGTAATGCTAATTATAAAGACTACGAGGAATTCCTTCGTGAGATGTCAACCAATACGACATCCGACGGTGACACCAACCCACCCAAACGTGAGAAGTATGAAATCCACGAACGGTGGGGTTTTCTGGATATCAAGGATGCCAAACTGTTGGCCCCAGATGTTAGTGATGAAGTCTGGGATATGATGGGACCCGAGGTTGCCTGTAACACCTGGCAGATTGAGGGCTACATAATCAAAGCTGTACTCAGCCCCATTGAAGGTGCTGATCTTCCGTATTACTTTTACTATTTCGATAAAGATGAAACCAGCATATTCGGGGATGGAATCCCGAGGATCATGAGAGATCCTCAAATGCTTTACAATGCCAGTATACGAGCTATGCTTGATAATGCTGCCATCAGTGCTGGACCGATCATCGAAGCAAACATCGATCTGTTAGCCGACGGTGAGGACCCCTTACAGCTACATCCGTTCCGAGTATTCCAACGGGTGGGTGTTGGGGCCGATGCCAATCAAAAGGCTATCAACGTTACCAAACTGCCGAGCTACACCAATGAGTTTCTTGGCCTCGTAGAATTCTTTCAGGAGACAGCAGACGAGTCCACGACAATACCGAGAACACTACATGGTGGCAACTCAGGGAACACGGGTGCCAACCAAACTGCAACCGGCATGTCTATGCTCATAGGTGCTTCCAATATTACTCTTAAGGATCAGGTGCAGTACTTTGATGACGGTGTAACCAAACCGTTTATTAAAGCCATGTACTTCTGGAACATGGAGTTTAATGAGAAGCAAAACATTAAGGGTGACTTTAATATTATTGCCCGTGGATCTAAATCGTTAATTGCTAAAGAGGTTAAGATGGAGCAGATCAATCAGTTCCTTGCCCTTACGAATAACGATACAGATCTTCAGTACATTAAACGTGATGTTCTTCTCAGAGAGTTGGCTGAGATCTTTGACCTTGACCGTCTTGGTTTTATTAGATCAGAGACAGAGGTTAAGAATAATCAGAAGCAGCAGCAGGCTGCACAGAAGGAACGTGAGGATCGAGAGATCATGCTCGAAGCTATGAAGGCTGAGTCTTCTGGCCACGTGCCTAATGCCGTGGAACGGTCTGCACAAATATTCGATATCCAATTACCAGGACTGCAGCCGGGTGGTGCTCCCCCTGCTCAGGACTCAACACAGGTGATGGAGAAACAAATTGGCTAATCTAACTGAATTATATAACTCAGTGAAGTCCAGCCCTGACAATCAATTGTTTATTAACTTTACCAACCTGCTTGAGTTTAAGCTGGATGTCATAAAGAAGCAATTGATACAGGCCGTGGATAGCACTGAGATGATAAGATTGCAAGGCTGTCTCTTATACACATCTGACGCTGCCGACGA